GCGGAAGCCTCCTAAAAATTTTTGGGCGGCGCGAAAAACTTTTGAGCTCGGCACAAGCTGTTGTGTTGGCTCGTGTCTATGGCTTGTGGTCATTCGCCACCAGCTTCCTTGTATGCCTCAACGATTGGCTTGGCCTCTTCGATGAACTCAAGGCGTTGTGTGTCGCTCCATGTTTTTACGCTTTTACTAGCGATCCATTGCCTTGCCCGGACAATGTAGTCGTGCCACAGCTTCTCAGCCTTTGGGATGCTGGTCTCGATTGGGTCTGGTAGCACGCCTGCCCATAGTGCTAGTTGCTTAAGTTGCGTACTATTAGGGGCATTTAGGGCGGGTCTATTTTTTGCCACCCTTTCTAAGCGGCGTGCTTGTTCCCCATTGATACCAGCGACTTGCAACACAAGGTCTAGGTCTAACCCCTCCTCCCTTGCTGACAGGATGATATCGCCAGCGTCAGCGGCTAGGCTGATAGCCCCCCCCATGTTTTTAATAGCCTGTTCCTTGGCCTCCTCCAATTTGCTCACCGTTTTCTTTAGTTCCATTCCGACTTGCTTCTCATTGTTGCTCATAGGATTTCCCTTGGTTAGGCATTGGCATAGGCTGGGGCTTCGGCCTCGGCCTCGTCCGTTGCTGGTGGTTCAATCTCGCGAAAACGCTCGGCATTAAAGCCTCGTTCTGGGTAGGGCACTTGTGTAGATCGCGGATTCTCGATGCCCTCTAAAAGCACATAAACCTCGCCCGGCTCACCGTTTATTGATACCCCAACGCCCATGTCTCTGATGGTGTAGATCGGGCCTTCGATGGGGAAACGCCAATAGAACTGGGCTAGTTCCTTTGGGAACTGGTCATCAACGCACACGACCTTGGAGCCTACTTGCATCGCTTCTTTAGACCCTTGTTCCATGCGTCCACGTTCCACTTCGGGCATTCCTCGCGCCTTCGTGCGTGGACTCGCTTGGCTCGCTCCCGGTAAATCTCCTTGACCCTATCGCTCCGTTGCACCCTAAAAAATAGCCCTGTCCTTTTGCGGAACTCGGACAAGCGAGCGCATAAGGCGGCTCGTGTGTATGGCTTGCCTGTAGATGGGTTTATGTATTTCTTGGCTATGCTGGTCAGGCTATCCGGGGATCGGTTCTCAACTACGGCTAGGATCGCTTCATCTAGGGTGTCGTCCCGCTTGTGCTTGATCGTGGGCGTGTTGCCCTCGGTCTTAATCTTTGCCTCTATGATTGATGCCATTTCCTTGGCAAGCCGATCTAGGTTCACCGTTTTATTCATGTCCCCCAGCTTTGCCAATCGCTCCCGCATCTCATCTTCAAGCGTATCAATAGCGTCTGCCATATCGGGCGTGTAGCTGGCGAGCATTGAGTCCGCTGGGTCTTGGCCTTGTGGGTGATTCATTCAATCGCCACCCTTGCATAGCGTCCCACTCGGTTCATTTCCCGCTGGGCTTGCCTCTCGGTCTTATAGAACACATCGACGACTGGTGCTCCCTTGCTTGCCTTGCGAGCAATAACCGCTGTCCCGGTATCATGCGCCACATATCGCTTGCCCTCCACAATTACATTCGATCCATAGGGTATAATTTTTGGGTCAACTGCACATGACTTTCCACTAACCAGCCGCTTGCCTGTAGAACTTTTAAGGCTCCTTGTCCAGCCGTCCTCGTCTTGCCAATAGGCCGTGATGCGGCACATCATCACTTTCTTCGGGGTCTTGCGGTCTAGGTTTTTACCCACATAAATCGTGCTGGCTTGTGCGTTCATCCCCATAAGCATGGCCAGCACCGCACCCCAAAACATTCCGCACCGTTTTATCTTTCCCTTTGCTTCTAGTTTTCTGGCGTGATACTGCACCGATCCTTGGCAAATCTTGAGCGTCTTGGCTATGACAGCCGTTGGGATTCCATTCTTTAGAAGTTCGGCCACCGCCGCCCGGATTAGCTCGATCTTTTCTTGAGATCGATTCGTGGCATAGAGCTTTCGCCTATCGCACTCAAAAAGGAGCGATTGAAGAATGGCGTGGGCCTTGACCTCGGCTGAACTAATCACAATAAATCCCTTATGCCTTTGATGATTTGGTATGCGACTTGCGGGACGATGGCGTTACCCAATCCTTTAAGTCGGTGTGACCTATTGGGTATCCCATTAGCCACTCTACCCACGAAGGATTGAGAGTCGCTTTGCTCGTTTGCAGGGTCTCTTTCAAACGATGGTATGCCATAAATCTTTGTATTCTTTCGCCCTTCCAAAGTCTCGCAAGTGTTGTCCATTTGTTTCCACAATCTCTCATTTCTGAAGCACAAGGAGTCGGCCACATCGCCATCCCCCCCCCCCCAATAATCCATACTCGGTTTCTTCTGTGCGGGGTATCGACACCGCAAGCTGGAATAATGATCGGCTCGACTTCGTAACCACACGCTTCCAAGTCAATACACACTTGTTCGAGTTCCATATTGATGATTCCAACAACATTCTCACCAATGACCCAACTTGGCTTTGCTTGTTGTATGACTCGGAGCATTTCCGGCCAGAGATGGCGGTCATCGTCTTTGCCTCTTTGCTTTCCGGAACTACTATACGGCTGACAGGGAAATCCTCCTGTGAGAAGAGTGACTCCTCGATATGCCGTGCCATCAAGAGTTTTGATGTCTCCGTGGATTGGGACATTCGGCCAATGCTTTTTGAGAACGGCTTGGGCGTATGGTTCGTTGTCGCAGAATCCAATGGTTTCAAATCCAGCCCATCCAGCGGCAAGAGCGAATCCTCCGATACCGCTGAACAAGTCAAGGTGAGTAGGCTTTTCATCTTTATTTGTACCTAGCTTTAAGCTCTCTTTCGTCAAGTGTGTGGTTTCTTTATTCACAAGTAGTAACGAGCAACTTTCTTTCCGCCCTCTGTAGTATGCTCACTCACCTTCACATCAACCCCAGCCTTGCGTAAGTCGTGGATGCGTGAGGCCAATCTAAAACAACCGTAGAGATTTAGAGCCTCTAGCGATGTTATGGATCGGCCTTCGTTTAAGTGGGCAAGTATCTTGGCGTTCTGCTTGTTGCCTATGGATCTTACCGGGTGATGGGTTTGGCGCGGCTCCACGAAGTCCATCGTCAGTTGGCTGGCGAAGTGGTAGCTCATTTCTTTTTTCTCCTTTTTTTGTATTGCACCTCTGGCACTCCGTGACCTGCAATCCATCCCTTTTTCTTGGCATAGGCTATTGACGTATGATCGCAGTTCCAAGCCCTAGCGATTGTTTTCATGATTGCCCCGGACTCATATTGTGCCTTCCAAAGATTCCATCTTTTCTGCACTATTTCATGCGCCCGGTTCTTTATTTTGCCAGCTTTTCCCTTTAAAACCCTTAATTCGTGCGGGACTACAAGGTTTGGTATATGCCTCTTGTTATCAATCTGAACGCTTTCTAGCCCTATTTGCGCCTCAATTTGGGCTATCCTAGTGCCTATTTGAGTTATTTGGCTTTTGGTTGTATCGCTTTTTTTGGCCTCCCTCATTAATGAAAGGCTAATTTCTATTTTATTTATTCGCTCTTCAAGGGCTAAAAGTTTTTTTGGAATGCCAACTGCCATTTCGTGCTCAATAGCTTGTTGCGCGATTGATTCATACGATGGTTTTAACAGGCGGTAAGTGCTCCCGCCCTGCTCCTTGTCCCGGTTGAATGCTTGATAAAGACTCATGGGCAACCCGCTTTCACCCATTCGTCTCTAGTAGCAAATCCCATCACCTTATAGGTGGGTAGCGATTCGCATTGGCTTCGTGGTGCTGGTTTCATTGGCTGGTTTCCTTTCGTGTTGGTTGTTTGGTTCCTCCGCTGACAATTTCTAGCGCAAGCCTTCCAGTCCTTTACCGGGGCACGGCCTCCCACCTTCCATCCGTTGCTCTCATAATAGTCAAAAGCCGATTCAGCATCCCGCTGGTTCCATTTGATTTCCGTTGCATAAGCCAGCCAATCTGCGCGAGTGGGACGCGATAGCGGCCTCTCTCTCTCTTCTAATCTCTGACCTCTAACCTCTAACCTCTGAGGCGTTACATTTGCGTTACATTCCTGTTTCTTTTGCGTTACATTTGCGTTACGCCAACGCAAAATCCTGTCCCTGCTAGACTTACGCAAGCCGTGATCCTTGACCATTCGGCGGCTAAATATGGTTCCGTCATCTACTGAATAGACTCCATTCATGCCTAACTCGGCCAGCAATTCCTCGCACTTGTCGAAGGATATCCCGGCAATTCTGCTTAGTTGATTGGCATTCATGGCAGACTTTCCGGCAAGCAAATAACCCTCCCTTTCTGACTTTGCCATAAGGGAAAGCATATCCACCCAAAGGCCGCGAGCCTCGATTGAACATCCACGCAAAGACTCATCGGATAGCCAATCTGAGGGAAACCATTTAATCCAAAGCAACTTCACTTTTTAGCCTCATTATCCCGCTTCTGATATTTCTTGGCTCGTGCCAATAGCTCTTTAGTGACTCGATGGCTGAACTCTAGCTGGGTTATGATGTCTTTATAGTTCTGGTGCTGGGCATGGCTGAACTCGTTAAATAATTCCTTGAGCCTTCCCCGGATATAGCCGTGAAACTCATCGACTAGCTTTAATCTTTTTACGCTCATAATCTTGGAGCCTTCGGCCATTCGGCCCATTGGGTTAGCTCCGTGCAGACTTGCCACCCATTCGAATAGAAGTTGCCAGACAGATACCTACCTCCAACCACATCGCTTCCAGTATCAATTAGCACTTTAGCGTTCTCCTTTGGTTTGTCCTGCTTGCTTCGCCATTCTAGCATCGACCAGCGCACAACTGGCACATCCACATCAATAGACATCTGGTAACCTCCGTATGGCCGTAGCCACTTCCTCCAAAATGTTTTTCTGAATAGCATCCTCGGAGCCGTCTGCCAAAGTTTGTACAAGCTCTGCAACGCGATCTCTTTCAGCCTGTGCCACCTTGCGAAAGTTCTCACGAAGGATTCCGGGGATTTGATCGCTGAATGATTTGATTAGATCAGAATGGGATGTCGTCTCCTTCACCTTTTACCTCCTTTCCTTCTGCCGCCATGAGAACCTCGGCGATAATCTCATTACGCACGATGTCGTTCTTGTAGGGTTTCCCATCAGCGGCTTCTTTTAAGGGTTGCTTGGCAAGCCATTCTAAATAGTTCAAGCCATCCTCGCTTCGTGCAATCTGGCGAACTGAAACCCCTTTCCACTTCCCAAACTTCAGCACGATGTCTCGCTCTTCGGTTGTCTTTTCGTTAGTAACCTCGGCAACGATCTTGACCGCCTCTTTAGCGGGAGCCTCATATTTGTCGGTGTTGATATCTTCAAAACCTCCATGCGGAACTTCTTCTGCCGGGGTTGTGCTTAACCCAGAGTCAATTAATACTACAACGTGGGCGAATGCTGATCGACACGCTCGGCTTATTGCTCTGGTCTGAACCATGGCCCTGCGAGCATAGACTGGCCGCTTGCTCCACATTTCCTCATCATCGCCCAAGAATCCCTCGGCCTGAGAAATTACTTGGCCGTTGTCCATTCTCTTAACCTCCCCAATACATCGGTAGCCATCCTCAACACGCTCGACATCCCTTGCCGAAGCAACACACCCATGCGCTACTGCGATGGACTGCCAGCCCTCCACCCTCACATATTTCTTATCGCCTCTTCCAATCTGCTGTGCGGTTTTCATTACGATCTCACGGCAAGCCCCGGCCACGTCCGTAGCCTGTCTGATATGGTTTGCCACTCCGTTGTTTGTTACTGCTAGTTGGTTCTCGTTCATTTGGTTCTCCTTTGGTTATTTAACTGAAATCTCCGTAGCCTTGCCGATCTTCCCTGCTCATAGGGGCAGGGACATTTAACGACCTCATGTCTTGATTTAAGTCATGCTCTTGATCGGTGATGCTTACATCCTTTTTCTTGGGGTGTTCTTTTGCCCAGTCTTTTTCAAACTGTTCCTTTTCTGCCTTGGTCATCGGCACGCAACACAAGCAAGTTCTGGTATTCATTTATTAGTTCCTTTCTTGATTGATTTGATTATCGGGGAAAGCCATTCGGCTGAAATATTGTGACTAGGCACACGGAACACAAAGATGCCTTGTTGCGCGGCTAGGTTGTATTTTTCCATGTCTCGCAAGAAACCTCCGGGGCGAAGATGCCGCCCCCTAATAAACACACCTCCCTCTAACTCTACGCAAAACTTAATTCCGTTTGACTCTCCGTAATAATCCATTCTAAATTTACGCTTAGGGGCAAATTGGTATTCCTTGATAAGCTCGCACCCGCCAAGGGAGCGCCAGAGAATTTCAAACTTGGTGGCTGGCTTCAATTTCTGCCCCACCATTTCTTTTCTTCATACTGCACCTCGCCCCATGATTGCTTGTCTTTATATAGATCGTCTAATCGTTTTAATTCCTCGGCAACCATTAGGTGAAAGCGTCTGCGCTCGTAGTTCGCTTGATGTAAAGTTTTAATAAGGTGCTTTAGACCAAAGTAAATCATAAGTACCCCAAAGATGACGGCAAAAGTAATCACTCCCGAATCCTCATTTTGTGCCATTGGCCGCAATAAGAATTCGGGTCTACTTGGCTGGGATAGCAGTCATCCTTCTTCATAACAAACCCCTCGAAGATCGTCTCGCCAGCCTTGCGATTCTGAAACTCCATCTCTTCCCAGATTGCCTTGATCCTATCGTGCCTGAACGTAGGCATCCGTAGCAAGGCATTGTCGGGAAGCTCAAAGGATGCTGGCTTGATCTTTGAAAATAACTTCCGCCTTTCCGCATAAGGCAACGGCTCCATCACATCAATTAGGATGAGCGTGTTGTGACCAGTCTTGGTGCGGTTGCCCATCCATTCGCAATCAAGGAATCGAGATGCAATTTTAGTGCGCCCTAGTGTCTTGAGAATATCGCCCTCATACTTGGCTCGCTCGCCGTGGCGGTTAAACACCTTGCGTTCTTGCTGGTCTATCACCATTCGCCAACCATTGAACTTGGGCTCGATGGCATGATTGGCGTAGGCAGAATCCCACGCCGGGGCGGTGCATCCTTGGGGTCTTGCGGGGAGGGGGAAGGATGTCATCGGCTTGTTTTATTTTAGAATGATTTCCAACGCAACATAAAAAGCACCAGCCCCAACGATAAGGCCGATTATGTAGGCCATGAGAATGCGGTTCATTTACGCTCTCCTAGCAGAATAAACGCTCCAAGGTTTCCAAGAACTATGGTGATAAGGATGATTAGCATGGTCTGGTTCCTTTCTGGTTACGATGGTCTTAAGTAATAATTCCCGTGACCATCAGAATGATATCGGAGAACAACTCCTCCGTATTTCGTTGCAATC